CAAAGACTCCCTGACGGCCAACAGCAGCAGGGCAAAGTCGAACCACACCACGCTCAAACCGGCCAAGGTCTTGAGAAAGTATCCCGTCCACCTCGTCCATCGTGAGAGTGCGATCCCACCCTGCGGGTACCGGTAGATTCTTGCGTTCATTAAATGGGATAGCGGTGTGTTTTGGATCAATCACGTGGCCGACACCAACAGTCCACAAAAGAGCAGGGCAGCGGTAAGGTTTAGTCCTCACCCCTTCGTGGTGCTTGATCATCTGGATGGCGGCAGGGCTGACTTTCACTTCTTGCCAAAAGCCTGTGTCCCGAACCAGAAGGCGATGATGGAGGACAGAATCAGCATCTCGTCATCCGAGAACACTTCTGCCATCGCAGCGGCAAACGGTACACCCGTGTTGTAGGCGTACCAGACTCCAGCGATGTTGATAGCAACAAGTTCCAGCACAAAGATGTAAGTCACAACCGGACGGACGCTGGCGCGTAGGTTGATCATCCACTGCGATGCGCCCTTGCCGATCTCCATATCATGCTGATACAGGGCTTGGCGTTCCTCACCTGCCGTTTGGGTCTGGATCTGCTCCAGCTTGATCTCTTCTACCCGTGCCTGAGCAATGAAGCCACGCTCAGCCAAAGCCAACTCGCGCTCCTTCTGAGCAGCGACGAGAGCTAACTCATGCTTCTTATCCTGTCGGTCTTGAAAGATTTGCAGGATTTTGGGTAGCCCACCTGCCAAGAAAGACAGGAAGGTTGAGATCATTGTCATCATGGTTACGCTCCTGCAGCATCCAACGCTACTTTGCGATCCCACACCCACTGTGCGGCAGCGACCGGATCAAACGGCTTAGTTTCCCCAGTCGGGTCATTTGGGTCTACTAGCTCCGTCCAGTTCGCACCAACCACGGCCAGATACGCCTCAAGGTCAGCCTGAGTCGGGACAACCTCAAACTCGCCGGAAGTGCCGGGTTCCTGCAAACCAACAAACACAGTGTCATCGTGCTGCGTCGTACCGGGAGAGGCAACGCCATACATACCGCCTACACCATCGGGGTGCAGACACAGAAATGACGGCACGGTGCCGTTGGGGTTAAGCCGATACTTTATGCAATTGTGCACTGCCATTTGCGTTCACCTCTGAATACTTACCGTTAAAACAATGCGCTCCAAAATGACCTAGCTCACACCACGGAGCCAACCAGACCGTACCGCCGTTGGAGCGATACATGTGGCAGAAGTTGTAGTCTTCAGAGAGCAATTCGTTATTGACGTTCTGCACCTTGAAGAAGTCGTAGTGCCGTTCGCCGTCTTTGAAATACCAACCGACATGAGGCTTTAACTTCTCGAACACCTCACGGGCAATCAGCATGAATCCCGTACCCACATGCTTTACTTGGAAGGGGATGTTGGGGTCTACCATGCTGTGACCGGGCAGGTGATTGACGTTAAAGATGCCGGTTAGCAAATCAAGGCGAGGATGATTCTGGTGTGCGCCATCCCGCACCCGCTCCCAGTTAATGCCTTTCATCGGCACCGCACCACCGATAATGCCCTTGCCTGCCTTGATCATCCGAGCGATGTCGTTCGGCACAAACTTCTGGTCTGCGTCAATAAACATCAGATGCGAGGCATTGGTCTTCAAAAACTCGTGGGCAATGGTGTTGCGACCCCGCTGGATCAAAGACTCGTTACCCAAGAACATGCAAGTCAGTTCTAGGTTGTTTTTGATGCAGGCTTCTTTCAAGCCCAATAGCGACTGCGTGTACTCGGTACACATCATGCCGCCATAGCAGGGAGTGCCGACGAACAGGTGCATTACGCTGCCTCTGGTTCCTTGACCGGAGCCGGAAGAGCATTGGTCAGCGACGAGCGATCAAACACCTCAAAACCACGACGGGCAGCAAACTTGGATGGGTCGTCCTGCCACTTATCGGCACAAGCCTCTAGCCAGCGCAGCGTCATCTCGTGCGTCGGAGCCTTGCCCTGCTCAATCAACTCAGCCTCAACACGCAAGTACGCAATGACTTCGGCTTGGGCTTGAGCGGCGTTGATACCGAGGTCAAACAAGTAGATCAGGTTGCCCTCGTCGATAGCGCCACCACGGCTACGAGCCGCGTTAAGCGCCTGCTTCATGCAGGTCATGATGTGATACCGGGCTTCCTCTCGCTCGTACTCTTCCTCGGTGATCTGGTCCTTGCCGAGTTTCTCCAGCAGGTTCTTGTGCTGGTTGACCAAGAAGTTCATCTTACGCACCGCGCCATGCACCGCATTTTGAGCGTTCTCGGTATGCGTGTTGATCTCCATGATCTCGACTTCCAGCAACTCGCGGTCGAACTCGTCGTTGACGTTGAGCAACTGAGCTTCTTTGCGGCGCTTCTCAATCTGTTTTTTCTTCAGGTTGATGTACGCCTCTTGCAGCGCCATCTTGGTGCGCTCAATCTCAGCCAGCGTATGCTTGATGGAGCGGATTGGCGTGATAGCCGTTACGTCCAACGTCACCTGCATGAACTGCGAATGCGACTTGTGGAAATTGCTCGTATCCTGAACAACGGCTGGCATCCGAGAGTCGATGTTTTTCAACATCAAGTTGTACTCCGGCTTCGCTACCGGCAAGTTGGAATACGGGGTGTGAGCAACTAAGTCCATTACAATCCTCCATTAGCATTTGAACAAGCGGCTGGGAAACTAACGCCAACTCCTAGATCACCAAAGTCTGTGGCGTTGCCAGCAGAGGCAATGGTAACGTAATCAAGCACGTTTTCACTGCTACCGCCGCCAAACACGCCTCGCGTTGTTGATGAACAACCGGCAACGCCTATTCGCGCAACGGTTAAATCACCGAAATCTGTGGCGTTTCCAGCAGAGGCAATAGTGATGTATTGGATGACGTTAGTAGCCGATCCGGTGTTACCTCCGGCAAACAAGCCTGTTGTATTTGAGGAACAAGCGCCAAAAGCAAACCCTGCGCTTAACAAATCGCCAAAATCGGTAGCATTACCGGCGGAAGCAATCGTGATGTAGTCAATAATGTTTGAACTGGCGGCAGCAAAACCGCCACCAAATACACCGCGAGTTGTAGATGAGCAGCCAGCTAAAGTTCTTCTAGCGACTGTCAAATCGCCAAAGTCTGTTGCATTTCCAGTAGAAGCAATTGTGATGTATTGGATGACATTCGTGTTATCTACTGCTGTTATACCACCAGCAATAATTCCTCTTGTTGAAGAATTACACGATGCAGTTACCTGAAGTGCCGATAACAAATCTCCAAAATCAATTGCAACGCCGGTCGTTGAGAACTGAACGTATTGGATAACATTGTTATATAAAGCTGCTGATGTAACGCCACCAGAGAAAATTGCACGGGTAGAAGAGGCGCAACCGGAAGCTCTATTTAATCCCGCTAAAAGGTCGCCAAAGTCTGCCGTGCTTCCTGTGGTGGCAATGTCAATAGATTGAATCAGCGGAGTGTAAGTAAATGTTCCTTCGCCACCCGCAAACAACCCAATTGCTGTTCCAGACGGAGCCGGGAACGGGTTTACGCCGCCGTTGGCGTTGGAGCAAGAAGCAAAAGAGTTGTTGGTTGAAAGCAAATCACCAAAGTCTGTGGCATTGCCAGTAGAGGCAATCGTCACGTAATCCATGATGTTGTACCCGTCGCCACCTGCAAAAACGGCGCGGGTTGTTGACGCGCAAGAGCCAAGGTTGAACCTTGCTTGCGTCAAATCACCAAAGTCTGTTGCATTTCCCGTTGTTGCAATGGTGATGTATTGAATGACGTTGGTTGTAGAGAATCCGCCGCCCACTAACCCTCTGGTGTTATTTGAACAGGCAGACATCGTGCGAATAGCTGCAATCAAATCACCAAAATCAACAGCGTTACCCGTAGAGGCAATCAACACATACTCAATAATGTTGACCGCGTTATTGCTACTGTTGACGCCGCCAGTCCAAACGCCGCGAGTGGGGGATGAAAGCGCGGTTATCTGCGATCTAGTAGCACTTAAATCGCCAAAGTCTGTCGCGTTACCTGTTGATGCCATCGTAACATACGAGATGACGTTAGTACCTGCCGATGAGTCTGTACCGCCGCCAATCAAGGCGCGAGTGTCAGAGTTGCAAGCGCCGCCCCAGATAGTTACTTGAGTCAGATCACCAAAGTCTTGCGCTGACCCGGTTGTTGCAAAAGTGATGTATTGGATGTTGTTGACACGAGTGGTGTCGGTCAATTCACCGCCCATTATCAGGCCACGAGTCGTGGAACCGCACCCCGCGTCTCTCCATACCCTGCTCCAGTAGCATTACCACCAGCAAACACGCCAATGGCTGCGCCTGCGGGAGTTGCAGGGGCCGAGTTTCCACCACTTCCGTTGGAGCAGGCGGCAAGGTTGTCTCTAGCAACTGTTAGGTCGCCAAAGTCAGTAGCGTTGCCAGTGGTATTAATTGTAACGTAATCAATAACATTGCTGACAGCAACACCGCCACCAGCGCTGCCACCTCCAAACACGCCGCGAGTTGTAGAAGAACAAGCGGCAAGATCTTGTCTTTTAGTAGTTAAGTCGCCAAAGTCGGTGACGTTTCCAGTAGAAGCAATCGTAATATAAACGATAACATTTGACAGGCCTGCGCCGGATGAATATCCACCGCCAAACAAACCTCTCGTGTTAGACGCGCATCCAGCTAATTTTTCGGTTGGGTCTAATAAATCACCAAAGTCAATTGCGTTACCAGTAGATGCTATGAGAACGTAATCAACAACATTAGTGAAAGAGCCTCCCGGAGTTCCTCCCGCAAACACACCGCGAGTTGGAGACGAGCAAGCGGCAAGTCCTTTTCGTGCTTGAGTTAAATCGCCAAAGTCGATTGCATTTCCTGTTGACGCAATAGTGATGTACTGAATAACGTTTGAATCTGGGAATGGATTAAATTGACCGCCAGCAAACAATCCACGAGTGTTTGACGAACATCCTGATAACAAATTTTCGCCAGCAAGCAGATCGCCAAAATCTGTTGCGTTTCCTGCAGTGGCAATAGTGACGTAATCAATGACGTTGGTAACGCCACCACCAGCAAAAACGCCTCTTACATCAGACGCGCATCCTGCAAGAGTGTTTCTGCTTGACGTTAAGTCACCAAAATCCGTAGCGTTGCCCGGAGTAGCGATTACGATAAAGTCAATTACGTTTCCACCGCCGCCACCCGCAAAAAGACCACGAGTAGCAGGCCCCTGCAACACCGCACCCAGCAGGATTTGAATAAGCGACATGGCTTTAGCTCACGTTGCCGGTGACGACGCAGAGTGACGGATTAACGAAGAGAATGGTTGCAACACCTCGCGTAGCCAAAGATACGGATGCTTTATCGGAGTCAGTTCCAGCGATATAAGCAGTCGTAATCGTCAAGCTGACCGTAGCATTTCCGGTTGTGTCGTTGTAGATCGAAACCGCGTTACCGGCTACGAACACATCGTTCGGAACCACAATCGCACCGCTTGCACCAATCGTAACGAACTCACCAATATCAGTGATTGCCAGCGTGTAAGCAGAAGTCTTTGCGGCACCGGCTGATGGGATGTTGCGGACGTTACCAGCAACGTCAGATATAACACCACTTAATCCCGTAACGTCCGTCGTGGTTCCGACGAGGAGATTGCCGGTGCTCGTGATGCGTGCGCGTTCGGTGTTGTTGGTGCTGAACAACATTGCAAAGTTTTGCGTGTTGTTAATGACAGCATTGCCGGTGCCGTCTACGCCAAACAAAGTACCGTTGAGTCCAGTGTTGCTGTTGCCTGCGCTCATGTACTGCGTGGTAGAGCCAGATGCGTACAGGCTTAACCGCTGAGTCGGCGCGTTGCCCCCAGACAACCCGAGGTTGCCAGACGAGGTAAGTCGCGCTAGTTCAGTTGCGCCACCGGGAACGCGCCAGAAATGCGAATTGGCGTCATAGTAATTTTCAGACGACCCACCTGCACCAATGATGAGCCGCGCCACGCCAGAGTTCAAAACATCCAAACGACCGCTTGGCGAACTAGTCCCGATGCCGACGTTGCCAGACGAAGTAGCAAGATTAGCGTTGCCTGTAACAGTCAAACTAGAAAAACTAACATCTCCACCGGAAGCGATATAACTTGTAGCGGTAACAATGTCCGTACCGTTCGACACCAAGATGACCTTGGCACCGGCTGCAACCGAAACACCAGTCTGGCCTGCTACCTTTACCGTCACAGCGCCCGAAGCGTTATTGAAGATGAAGTAGAGTTTCTTGTTGGTAGGTACGATCAGGTTCGTGCTGGCTCCACCGGTCCCCGTCAACTCAATGTACATGTTACGGGCGACACCGTTCGCACCGTTCGGGATGGTGATGGTTGTATCAGTGCCGGTTGCAACGGCCTGAGTGACGTACCCTGAAATCGCCTGTTCGATCAACGTTCCAAGGTTGGTATTCGTGGTATTACCCCACGCACCAGCCTGATCGCCCGTTCCGATCAGTTCGATTGCAAGATTGGTTGAATATGTACTAGCCATTTTTAGTTACCTCACGCCGCGATTTGCGTCCAGTCCGCGTTCTGGTTTGTATTGATTAAACCCCATACATTAACAGCGGGTGATTGTGAACCAATCCTACCTGTTGCGGAAACACCCGTCACTTGATAAGCAGATTCAGTCTTTACCGTACCAACCGCACCTGTACCAACAACCCCGGTGACGAGGTATATGGATTTTTGAACAACATCGCCAAGTTCAGCAGTGCCTTCAACGCCTGTAACGTCAAGAATTTGGTCCGTGACAAGCGATACTGTGCCTACTTCCCCAGTTGCTTCAAGTCCGGTTACAGCTAGAACCTGATCAGTAAAGACGGCTACATCGCCCAATTCGCCAGTTGCTTCAAGTCCGGTAGCAAGTTCAGTGTGCCCGCCGATGACAACAGGAATACCAAGCTCCGCTGTCCCTTCAAGCCCCGTAACCAACAGAATCTGGTCGGTGACAAACGAAAGAGTGCCTAACTGCCCAGACGCCGAAACACCCGTAACCGGCACGATAAGTTCAAGGAAGACTGTGGCATCGCCTACCTCTCCCGTACCCTCAACGCCATCTTCAATAATGATAGCATCGGCAACAACAACTTCATCACTCAGGATTGCCTGAGCTTGCACCCCAGATACAGCAATAACTTGGTCATGAATGACAAAGACTGTACCGAGTTCTCCCGTCGCAGCAACGCCGGTTACTGCAATAACTTGATCTGTGACAAGCGCAACAGTGCCTACCTCACCGGTGCCGGTGAAGTTTACAGACGCCTCGCCCCACGTACTGTTACCCCACCCAACGATGGAGTTCCAGCCGTCTAGGGCTATCACTACGTCCGTCACAGACGTAGCCTACTTAGGCGATGCGAAGGATCGCAGTCGTCGAGGTAGCCGCCGGGAACTGGATGGTGAAGTTACCAGCCGTGGAGGTCTTGTCACCGCCAAAAGCCAGAACCGCAACAGCCTTGTTGCCCTGCGTCTCGTTATAGATCAACGCGCCGTTCGCCGTGATCGTGGCTGAATCCCACGTGATGTCATCAAAGTCCAACCACGCAGTCGTGCTGGTGAAGGTTGGAGCCTGAGAAATCGTGAGGGTTTTACCACCCGCCCCGTAATTCGTGCCAGACGAAGAAACCTCGTTGGAGGTCGTATACGCGGTAGTAGTAGCACCCAACGTAGCCGACGAAGTGTACAAAGCAATTTTGAACACATCCGCAGCGGTCGAAGCACGGATCACACCGGTACCAAAATTATGGATTCCGTCAAGGATCTCAACCTTGAACGAAGTCGTCATTGCCTGAGAAATCGCCATATCAATCTCCTAAAAGCTTTGCAGCGTCAAAATAACCGTTTTCATCCAGTTTACGCCGCAGGTTCATCCGTTCAGAGTCCTGCGCCTCTTTAAAGTACTGCGCCAGAACTCGTTTGAGTTCTGAACGATTGTTGATGCGAAGAAGCCGATCTGAGGCTCTATCCGCCATCTCATCTGCCGTGAAACCACGGCTATCCGTAGTAAAAACTTTTACGGTTCCCAACTCAATATTACTACTCATCATGTGACCGGAATCCTCACTTGCCCAGAGCGGTACGCATCCTGACGATCCAGACCATCGCCAAGACGTTTGAGAAGTCCAAGTGACTCCTGATACTTGTTTTCGTAATACGCCATCATGTCTTCACTACCTTTCAGGTAGGTGTACGCCTCACGAAGAGACCCGTATAACAACACCGTTTCGAAGTTATCGCCAAGCCACGATGTTGAGTTGGTGACAATAGAGGGCGGATAGTAATAGTAATGCAGTTCTGCCGCATACCCTTGATCTGGAGTCGGCCCAAGGATCATGGTGTTGTCGTCCCAGATCGCGTAGTACTTGGGCTTGCCTTTGCTGGCTGGGAACGGGTACGCCGCTCGGATGTAGTTCACATCTTTGTTCAGCAGGTACTCGTACTCGCCAGTCGTTCCGTCAATCACAGCTAACGAAAACGTCGAAAGCCAGTCGGACGGCAGTTGGAAATACTGGAAGTCCTGCGTCATCGTACCGGTCACGTTTTTACGAATGGCCGGAATCTGAACCGAGTTGTAAATACGCTCTTCAGCCAACTGCACAAACGTAGGAATGTTCGCCACGAAGCTCTGCTCCGTGGACTCACAATAGTCCTGAATCAGTGTAGAAAGCTGAGAGTAATTCACGGAGACCAGCCCGACCTGTATTTAGCGTTGTTCTCAAGGTTGATCTGCGACACGAACTTTTTACCCTTCGTCGCAGCACCCGCACCCTTCATATCCATGTGGGTGACACCCTTGTTCACGTCCTTCTCCGGGTAGCCATTACGCCCCGTAGAGTCGGTGTTGGGTCTGATTTTGCCGGGATTCAGTTCTTTCATGGCACTTACCTCGGGCCAGAGGACTTACGGACGGGGCTGCGCTGGTTCATCACCTTCGCCATATTCCGACCGTATTTCTTCATCTCAGCGTTGGTCTTGCCACCAGCCCGCATGCCTTTGACACCTTTGTGCATACGGCTCTCGTGAGCCTTGACCTCTTCCCGAGCAACTTTACGCATACCGTTCTTCATCTCAATCTCCTAGGTCGTAACGACCGTCACCGTTCCTACTTCACCAGCCGGAGCTAGTGTGTTCGGAGTTAGTGCCGCGTCGAAGGAACTTGACCCCCCGACAGGGTTCCAACCCCATTGTATCTGACGACTGCCATTAGCACCGTCATTACCGACCGCAAAATAACTCGTGTCCGGCCTTGGGTTTCGTAGAGCCTGCGGATCGTCCACAGGATACAGACCAAGAGACAGCTGGGGTTGGTCAGGCTCCCAGCACTCCGGACAGACCAAGATATTCACGTTCTTGGTCTTGATCACAATCGACTTCAACTGGCGTAGTTTGTATTGAAACCCACACCGGTCGCACATGGCGATTGCATTTTTGCCACTGGCAAACCTGTTTGGCATTAGTAGCCACCCAAGAAGCTCTCACGTGGGACAAAACGTACCGCCGCTTTTTCTCGGTCTTCACCAGCTGCCAAGTCCCAAGCCTCGTCGTACTGGGCTTTCAAAACCTGCGTACGCGCATCAGCACCGGGAATTTTCATCGACAGCATGTAGGCCAAGCCTGCAACCATGCAGGGCAGGAATCGAAATGGGATATCTTGCCCATTCACGCCTGTACCGACATCAAACATCCGACGCAAGCGGGTGTAGTACAGAGTCCAAGTCGTGCTGTTATCGGGCTTCGGCCAAACCGTAAACTGCGGGTAGACAATCACGTTATCCGCACCCGTAGCACCGGTACGCCGATTGATCCAGATCTGGATCGGACGCCCCGTCGCGTTCTTGTTCGGGATGGACACGTAGGTGCTGGATGAGAT